TAGACGAGCCCTTAGCCGGGATAAGAGATGTATCAACATTATCCAACAACTGGCGAACAACATTCCCGTTTTGAGTAGCAACAACATCGTCTCTCAAAGAACCAAATAAACCCTCAAAATCGGCTGTCGCCTCAGCAACACGAATACGTTTAATATCATCTGCTTCCAAAATAGTAGAAGCAAAAAATGCGTCATCAGGTTTCAACTTACCATTAGCAAGAGCAATACGATAATCCCTAATAGTGTCTGGACCAAACTGCGCAAAATGACCCGTACCTCGTGGAGTCAATTTCTTTTGCAACTTCTCAACACCAAAGTTGTTAACCAAACCCAAGCGAGATTTGGAGATGCCGCTTTCAAGCGCATCTCCAATAACACCACTACCAGGCAGTTTGACTCGACTACCAAAAAAATAAATGCCAGGACCTTTAATGCCAATTTCTTTTGCAACAGTCTCAGGTAAAGCCTGCTTGCCTACAGAATACATGTCACGCCCAGCAGTCCTAATGGCATCTTCAGTAAAATTGGCTGCACCACGTTGATTCATGTCACGCATACGAGCTGTTGCAAACTCTGAAAGTTTGGCTCGTCCCTCACGACCAACAACAGTTTTACCAAGAACATCTCGAGTCTTAACAGCCTTGCCTGCCTTATTCAGCATCGTCGCTTTAGCAGCGACGGTGCCACCAAGAGTCGCATAAGTCAAAGGGTCAAGAGCAATGTCTCCAACAAGACCAAGTATACGACCACCCCAACCCTTCATCGGGAATGCCTTACCAGTCCCGTAATCAAAATCTTTCGCCTGATTCAAAAAATCAGAAAACGAAGCATTGGTGTTGCGGTCAGAATCCAATACGTCAACAAGTTCACGAACGCCAGAAATAACAGCACGACGTGGTGTGTCAAGAATTTGCAAAGGCAACAACAGATTCTTCAAAGCCGAAGGATTCGGCTTTGATTGAGGACGAACAACACTAGGACGCAAAGGTTCTTGCGAGGTGACAGCAGCAGCCGGACGAATAGCCTTCAGACGTGCAATAATGTCAAGAGGATTATTCGGTGTGCTAGCCATTCCGCGTAGAACGCTTCAACATAACATTGGACAAAATACTGTCTTTCAAAGGAGTAGCACCCTGTGCAGCCAAACTAGTTAGAATCTGCAAAGCAGTTTCTTGTGCACGACGATTACTATCAACAGCAGAACCAGCCCTACGGTCTCCAAACTGCTTTATAGCATTAGCATAACGAAGATTCTCTTGACTAGCAGAAACATCTTCCATCGGACCAGGATTGTTTTTAAGTTCCTGTAATGCTTTAATTGCCGCATTACCACGTTGGTCGTTCTTGCCAAGACCAATTGCCTCACCAACCTTCTCAAAACCTGGAAATTTCGGTGTAAGAAATTTAACAACTTTCTGAACATTGCTAGGTTTGCGAGGTGAAATCATGTAGTCATTCAAAGCTTTCTTATAAAGAAGTTCTCTCTTCTTTGCCTCGTCAGTAACCATAACCTTGCCATACTTCCTGTCAACGTCACTGTAACGAGCCATGTCAGCAGCCTGTTGTTTAGGTAAGTCACCTAACAAAGCATCAAATTGCTCAGGAGCATATTTGTATGCAGCAGCAATATTCTTCAAACCACCATCAGCATTCTTGTCAAGATAACTTTCTCTAGCACCAGGCATACCTTGTCTCTGAAAGTAATCTTGTTCCTGACTCTGTTTCATCATCTCACCAAGAACTTTTTGTTGTTCGCCTACAAGTGATTCAACAAAACTCTTCCATTCATCTGGCTTCAAACCAGATGATTTAATCAAGTCCTTATTACTCCACAACTCCCAAGAAGGTGTACCTTCCTTAATCATTCTTGCTGCATCCTTAAACGCAGGATTAAGAGAATTACCTGCAGCCAAAGTATTAGGTGCATACTGACGATACAAATCTTCTTGAGTAAACTGAGGTGCAGACTGATAGTTGCCCAACAAATACTGCATAACAGGGTCAACAGAATTAGACGAAAAATCAGACCCGCCCTTGCTAGAAATAATTGCTGCAATCAAATCGCTATATGGGTCAGCCATACTAATTAGTCCTTTTGTTACTTGCCAAAAGCAGCTGCAAGAGGCTTGAAAGCCTTCTTCGCAGCAGCCATAGTTGTGAACTTGTAATTAGGATTCATGTCTGCCAAAGCAGCCTTAAAGTTTGGATACTTGTCAGGTGCGGCAGCAACCTGCTGTGCACGAGCAGAAGCACTACCAGGAGCAACAGGCTGTCCAGTACTGCTAGGACCAGAAGCAGCAGGACCTGTCTCAACACGTCCAGTATCAGGGTTCACATCTGCAGCAGTAGCACTAGTACTACCACCAGCATTAATAATGGCTTCCTCAAGTGCATTCCTACGAGTACCAACACCCTCCTCAACACCGAAACGTGCCTGGTTAATTTGGTCCATCAATTGATTCATCGCGCTTGTACGAGCCGTATCAGCGTTCGCCTGATACGCAGCACGTTGAGAGCCAAGACCAGTAGTTGCATAGTTCTGTGCCATACGTGACACATCAAGATTCGACTGATTGTTTGCCAACTGATTAGCGGACATCAACTGCTGTAACTGATTAAACGCATCAGCACCTCCCTGGTTAGCTATCTGAGAAGCCTGAACCTGCTGACTAACAGGGTCATTAGAAACACCATAAGCACTCAGATAGTTAGCCATGGCGTTATTCACAGGGGATACCTGTTGTTGAACGTTCGCATAAGGGTTAATTTGATTAGCACCAAGATACTGATTCAAATCCCCGTAACCAGTGTTAACTAAACCTTGAGCAGTATCATACCCAGCATTGATATTGCCAATCCCAGTGTTGTAGTTATCCCAGATAGAAGCTTGTCCAGTCTCATCTTGTCCTCTAATCAAGTCGAGCAAAGTGTCAGCGTTACCACGGTATCCACCAGAAGCAAGACGACCCTGCAAACCTTGCAAAGCACGCAGAGAAGTAGCAGAAGCGGTATTAGCATCAGAACGCTCAGCATTAAACCTGTCACGAGCCAAAGCATCTGCAGCCGCTGTACTAGAACCTCCGCCACTATTACGAAGAGATGCAATCAAACCCTGAATACCGCCAGACCCAAAAGGGTTAACTGGAGGAGCCTGTGGAGCTGGTTGGTCAACATTAAATGTATCCAAATAAGCTTTGTTACGTTTCCCAGTTGGGTCAGAAGTTGCCGTAATATAACCTTGCGGCATATTATTTTCCTTAGCAATAGAAGACCAATTCTTAGTCGGATACGTGGTAACACCAAGAGTAGATGGCTTCGGCACCTGTGCAACAACTGTATTTTTGTGATATGGCTGATGACTCATGCGTATGCTCCTGCTCTATATTGCAATATCTGTCCTGCATCCTCAGCAATCTGCTGAGCCTTCTGCTGTGCTAAAAGATTCTTGTCATCTGCAAGCTGTGCTCGTCGATTGCTTAAATCACCTTGATAAAAAGCATTACTCGTATCAAGCGCACCCTGCGCTTGACCAGTCTTATCAACACGGTCTTTGGCAAAGTCCTGCATTGCGCTAGCAAATGCACCACTCTTCACGTTTGCGGTATTACGACCACTACGACCATAACCAGCAACCAACTGTGGTGCCTGCCTATCATACTGCGTGTTCGCATCTGCAATAGCACGACGAGCAGACTGGTTCATAGTTTGGTTGTCATACAGAGAACGACTGCTCTCTCTGTTGAAACCACTAATCAGAGCCTGCAAACGGGCTGCGTATTCTGCTGGATTAAATGCCATTAGAAATTACCTTTGTATCGAGTATCTTTACTAGGAATAGGACGCTTCTTCAACTCTTCAATGTCTTTACGCATAGAATCAATAGCCTGAATCAACGCAGACACAATCACACGAATAGCAACAGCATCCGAAGAATTGAGTGTCGTTACAGCAGGGATTGATAGTGGTTCCATCATGAGAATATTGATGTCCCCAATACAATCTGGTCACTATCACCACTCACAGGACTAGCCAGCTTAATAGAAGTAATCGCACCATCAGCAATAGCAGCAGTTTGAATTGCTCCAGCAGTAAAGTTTGTGCCTGCTTGTAATGCATCAACAAAGTTTTTGACAGCAGTAAAATTGCCATTAGCCTCAGAGGCTTCGGCAATAGTTGCGTCAACAAATGTATTCGGAATAGTTAGAGCCATTATCCAGTGACCTTTCGATTGTTATATTTGTAGGCAATACTGTCAATGCCCCACTCGCCACCAGTCGGACCAGTAAACAACAGTTGCACACATCGTGCTAATCCGAGATTAGAACCACGACGAACCTCTGCACCTTTGGCAATAACACCCCAGGTACCAGTTCCCCAAAGCATTGTTCCCCACTGTCCACCACTAGCAGAAGCAGGAAGCACAATATCAATACTCTTGCGCTCGTTGCCAGTAGCTTCTTCAAAGTTGTGAAAGACTTTGACATTCAATGTACGTTGCGTGTCTACCTGCTTAAGAACAAAATCTGGTCTGCGAAACATCTTCTTCATCGAATAGTTGTTTCCGTCAACCCAACCTGTCCGGTAATAGGTAGAAAAGTTTGCTTCTGCCTGACTAATAAAATCTGTTTCAGATGAAAAAATTTCCACCTCCAACACTCTCGGGAGTGTTGGATGCGCAAGCACAGGTATGCTCACACCAGCAGTTGTTTTAAAATCCGCCCCACCCACAAGACCAAATCCGTCTGCAGAGGACAGCCTGTTCCAAGAACCGTTCTGACCAATGCTAGGGTCGTAAATCAAATCAGTAGTTACTTCTGTAGCGGCAACACCAGTAGAGTACGGGATAGCCAGCCACACCCTACGGTTAACATAAGACACGCTTATCTTGCTGCTGTAGTTACTATTAATGTATCCAAGTGGATACACAGCCTTGAGGTTCTGAAACAAGTCAACAACAGTGTTTCCGTTGTAGTAAAACAATCCCTTAAAACCAACATAAAAGTACACGCCCTGTTCAGACGATGCAATATGAGTTGGCAAGTCCACACCGAGGTTAGAAGACAACTCAACAACATTGTGGTCAGTTGAGTCATACCCAAACAAAACGTAAATAGCCTGTGGCTTAAACACAACCAAATGTCCTGCAACAACAGCAAGACCTGTTATGCCATCCCCACCACCGTTAAAGTCAATAAAATCAGCTTCAAGCCAATCCTCAGGCAAACCTTCGTGAGACCAACGCAAACGATTAGGGTAAACAACACCATTTTCTTTTGTGTGTGCAACAAACATTTTGTTTGTGTGCTGAATTGTGTGTTCTGCTTTAGGAAAATATCCACCGACAGGACTCACATAAGCCTGCCACGTTGGTCCACTTGCGGTCAGAGCAGTCGCATACGTATTAGCAACTTCCCACTCATACGTTGCAACGCCGGCTTGTCCAGTCGTAATGTACATCGTCTTGCCCCACTGGGCAAGCGATGAACCATTAGTGCTAGCAGAAACAATAGGTGTACCAGAACCAAAATCCAAACGAGTAAAATCTGTACCAGTACCCTGATACACAGATGTCTCGGTAGTCAACATCAAATACTGTGAAGTACCCTTAAACCATGTAAGACGCTTCGGAGCCCAAGTACCAGACACACCAGTCGTGTTAATCTCCCTAAACGCTCCACGGCTAAACAAGCCACCACGAGGGTCAATCTCAACATTCAACATGTCAGGAGACTCGCTCTTGGACAACTGGAACTGGTCTGCCCGAAGGTTCAGACCACCAGTAAAGTCGTCGTATCGTTCAATAACTAATTGTGGCATTACAGCGTCCTACCAAGAGTCTGCAACCAACGCTTCATCGTTGGATACTGTCGTCCACCAGACATCACAACAGGCTGTGCACTTGATGCCTTCATCAAGTCACGACGAGCAAATGCCACACCTTCTTCAAACGACTTCATATACATGTTCGCTAAGTCGGAGTCTTCTTGACGCTGATACACACGAGCAAGAACAAAGTAGGGCAGGATAGCGTGAAAGAACTCATCCAAGTCAATGTTCTCATTGACGTTGCTTAACCAAGTGTAAACAGGATTACGAAATGCTCGAACAGTCATTGGATACACAATGTCTGGCTTGGCCCACAAAAATAACTTCTTATCCCAAAAAGCATAAAAGTATGGTCGGCTAGGAGTGTCAAGGTTGCCCAACCAAATTTGTTCAGCATCGTTGTAATCAATCAGACTAAGCCTGGCACCCTGAGTAGATGTATCTACAACAGAGATGATTTCTCGAATATCCCCGATTGTAGATATTGTGTATTCACGCTGGTTAGCAACAGTGTTAAACGTATACGTTTCCTGCAATATAGGCCA